ACCTATAAATGGTGTAATCAATGCTAGTCCCATTGCTAATGGAATCATAGACGCACCTAATATAGCAAATACACCTGCGAGAGCGATTAAGCCCGGTGCTATCATTACAAGTGCAGTAAGTTGTGTTGTTAACTCACCCATCATACCAAATCCGACTGCGATTTCTTGAATAGCTTTACCTAATACATACAATGCAGCTGCGATTATCAACATTGCAGCTGCTCCAGCAAGGATTGCAACGGCACCTACACCACTCATCATTATTGCACCAACAAGAGCAAGTGCTCCAACAAGAGCTAACATAGATACAACTGCCATACCCACAGCTTCCCAAGATACTTCCATAAATTGTTGGACTGCTTTTCCAAATACGAACAATGACCCGGCTACCAATACCATTGCAGCAGCGCCCATAAGAACTTTCTTATTACCAAATCCTTTGATGAATTTTGCCATGGGGTTACCTTTCATCTTGCCCATTAGTTTACCACCAAGACCAGATGCTTTTAACGCTTTATATGCGATTGCCAAGGCGGCAACGACACCAGTCATAAAAAGTACCTTCTTAATAAGACCATCAGTTGCTGCCTCATCTTTTTTCTTGTTTTCCAAATCTTGGAGTGTTGCTTCTGGCATTTCTTTTCTGAGTTCTAATAGTTCCTCATCGAGTTTCTTTTGTTCTTTACCCGCGTTTAATACATTTTGGATTTCATCTTTAGTAAATCCAGTTGCATCAGCAACCATTCTTTGCATTTGGGCATTGTTTTCGTAAGCAGGACCGAGTTTTTCAATCATCTTTCGAGCTTCTTCTGCCATAGCAAGTGAGTCACCCTCCATCTTTGCCTGATTGAATGCTTGGAAACTAATATCTTGACCAGTTAACATCCTCAACTTCATTTCGTTTCTGAGTGATGATTCTATATCCAATGCTTCTGATGCAAGGTCATTCATTTTCTTAACATCAAGTCCCATTTTCTTAATAAGAAGACCCTCTTTAGCACGATTCATCATCTGCTCTTCAGTCATACCATTAAGAAGACCTTGATTGGATGCTAACATTTCCATTGCAGAGGTAGCATCTACCCCCATTGTATTGGCCATATCCTTTACATTGTCTGCTAATTTACCCGAATCAACACCTGCGTTTTCTATGGTACGTGTTAAAGAAACACCTAAACTATCATCACCCAATAATTGTGCTATCTCAGTAGCATTGGTAATTAAATCTGGAGAAAAGTTTATATTACCAGTTTGCTTTACTATTTCTTCTGCAGACTTACGGAGGGCATCCATACCATGCTTCATACCATCTACTGATAGCCGGGCTGCTTGTAAGTTACCTTCAAATACTGCTGCACTCTTTGCGTTAAGACCCATTGTCTTATTCATTTCAATACCACGCTTAACTGCATCGGTAAAAAACTGAACTACTTTGGCGAGGACTAATAATCCAAGGGCAGCGATACCACCCTTCATAAGGGTTTTTACAAACTCGTTATTTAAACCTACTGAATCCTTTAGTGAATCTTTCAACCCGTCTTGAAGGTCTTTATTCATCTTTGCCTTTTCAAGAAGTTTTATTTCAGTATCAAGTTTCTTTATAGCATTACTTGATACAGAATGTCCAAGTGCTGCCTCTTCTTCAATAAATTTATTACGTTGTTGAATTAGGGTATTAAGTTGGTCACCGAGGTCGGCCTGGCCCTTCATAGCAGTTGCCATCTCAGACATTTTACCACGAACTCGTTCGGATACATTATCTAATGTAAGAAATTCCTCAGATAAATTTCGAGCGTATGAATTTGCGTCCCGTAATTCTTGATTATATTTCAATCCATCATCGGCCATTGGAATCTCCCATTAAAGTCCCAGTCTCTTTTTACGCCAATCTGGAATTTTGTCTTCTGAACCGTAGATACCTTTTAAAATATCAAACATATCAGATTTATTTGCTTTTATTTTTTTATCGGCAATCTTTTTAAGAATAACATCGACCAAACCTTCTCTGAGGTTTTCATCGTTGCGTATTTCTTTAAGTTGTTTACGTGTCATATAATCTCCTATGGTTATAAATATAGAAAAACCCAACTTTAAGTTGGGCTTTCCTTACTTTCTTGTTTTTGCCTTGATTTTAGCAGCTTCTTTGTCGTTTGCTTTCTTCTCCTCTTGTTTGAATTCGATAATCTTATTGATATAAAACTTTCTTGCCCAAACCGGCATATTGTAAACATCAGACCAAGTGAAACCACCATTACCATGGTAAATCAAGTCGAAAATGTGTGCGTGTAGATACTGTCGATAGTTAAGACTCAGGCCAAAAAAAGCTCGTGTCCATCGGCAGTTGCATCACTCTCCCTTCCCCGGTTTCCTCCGATACAAATTCCCAAGTCAAATCGATGTCAGGAATTACTTCATTGATATATGCTCGGAGGGCCTTTGAGTCTACTGCAAATAGTTCGTTATCAACGAAATGATTAATTGTTTTTTGTTCTGAGTCACCATCAACTGATAGAATCATATTTTTCAATCGTGTAGTCAACTCTCTTGATGTAGCATCTTTCAACTTACGATTTGCTTTCTTTAATTCTTCAACTTGGTGTTTTACCTTACGTTCTTTACTTTCAGTCATTGCCATAAAGGTAATTTTACGTTCTGAACGTGGTAGAGTAAACTCGAACTCGTTTATATTGGGTTCTATTTGATTAGACCCATCATACTCGTTGTTTTCGAACTGAGTAAGGTCGATGGTTTCTTTTTGTTTGTTATTACTATATGGGTCTTCGACTTCCACTTCGTAATCTTTACCATATCCCAAAACACGTGCAGCAATCATAATTGCATTCTTATCACCAGTGACTAAATCAACGTATTTGATAGGTTGACCTTCACCGTTTGATATAATTAGTGCTTGGAATAATCGGTCAAGTACTGACCCATCTTTGATATAAGATTGTGTTGTAAGTATATCTTCTTCTTTTGCAGTCATATACTTCATTTCGATTTTACCACTCGATAGGGGGTTATCTTGTGGATAAATTAAACCACGTGATGGTAAATCGATAACTTCGGTTGGAAACTTGTAATCACTTACTTGTTTCACCTCATGTGCTTTTTTCAACTGTTCAACTGCCTCTGCATTAGACATTTGATAGTCATCTTGTAAATCTTTCATAACTTTTCCTTGTGATTCTATTGGTTAACCTTATATAAGTATGTAACTCAGGCATTTATAATACAAAAACCCCTACCAATCGGTAAGGGTTTCGTAAATTTTTAAGAATTATGTATTAGTCATCAGAAGGGACTACAGCCATTACATCATTTTCGAGTGTGTACTGATAACAAGCAAATCCAGCTGGAAATGAGTAGTCGTCTGCAAGTGTGTCATGCGTAAATTTAGATTTATCCCAACCATTTGCATCCAACCCCCAACCAGCATCCGCTTCCTGAAATGTGAAGTGATTTACAGTGGATGAGTCTACGATTGTGCCGCCGTTTACATAAACAACAACATTGTCTGCAATTTGTTTTATTGCTATAATAGCCATGTGTGTTCTCCTTTTTAGTTAACTTTATATAAGTATATTGTTTTAAAGATAAACCCCCACCATTGGTGAGGGTTTAGTAATTATTCGTTAGTCTATCTTAGTATTGTAGGATAGCGTAATCGTAAGTTAATGTCATTTCAACAGTTGCCAAATCTTCACCACTATAATCCATATCAGAGAAATTAGCAGATTGTATAAATGCACCTTTTAGTGTCCACTCTTCTACTTTATCACCAACAGGACCCAAACTATTGAATGTGATGTCTTTTTTGTAGAAGTCTGAATAACCATCACGACCAGTTACTGATTCGTGGTGTAATCTTACCCACTCCATAGTAGCTTGTGCAGCAGATGGAACTACTGGGTCGTAAAGAGTGATTGACAAATCTTGCCATTCAGAACGACCTTTTACATATCTACGAGTGTTGATATGGTCAATAGTCACTTTACCATTATTAATCTCAGGTCTTGCAGCAGTTTTCACCAAGTATGCAGGAATTCCTTCAATATACATAATGAACCGATTTGACATCTTCGGTTCGAAGTTGGTGAACATAATTTCATTTGGGTCAAGCAATTGTGCCATTTATTTCTCCTATTGTCTTTCTAATAAATAGTATAGTTTACAAATTATGCTTCAGGGAAAGCAGCGCCAGTTGGAAGAATGTTGAAATCAAGTACGATGAATTCAGCAGTCTTCGTTGGTTGTAAGTAAATTTCCCCTACCATAATATTTCTATCAATCACATCTGGTGTGTTGTTAGTATCATCCATCACTACTTTAAAGGTATACAATCCATTTCTTTGTTGAATTGACTCTAAGTAAGGATTAACGATTGACAAGAATCTGTTTCTTGTTGCAGCGGTGTTGTTTTCAAATACCAAGTATCTTGTTGAAGATGCGATGTATTTTTTAACTGCAATTAACAATCTTCTTACATTGATTCTATCCAATGCGGATGGTTTAGCTTGTAGTGTTTTCTGACCGAATACCGTAGCACCTTGTCCAGGGAACGTAGCGATTGGGTTAATACGACCAGTATATAATGTATCTCTCTCATCGTGAGTAAGACGTGTCTTAACTTCGATTACGTTTGGAAGACCACCACGATTCAAACCTGCGGGAGCGTACCATTCAGCACCTACTGCATCATTGAATGCGATAACACCTGGTAGAACAACACTTGGCGGAACCCAGACTGGCTTATTCTTGTCAGTATCTAAAATCTTAACCCATGGGTGGTATGTAGCCACATAGTTTGAGTCAAATGATGTTAGTGAGTTGTTTACAGTTGCAATTGAATCAGAGTAACCACCTGCATCCATTACATAGAAACAATCAAGTCTATCTTCACACATATCTTTAGCGAATGTACTTACTGAAGAGTGTAGTCTATTAATAACACCTGGCAGAGCAATCATATTGATATCGAACTCATCTGGGTTAGAGATTGCGTTGATAGCTTTTCTATATGCAACAGTACCAGCAGCGGTAACTGATGATAAGTCAAATCCTTGAGAGTTTCCAGCAACAATAGCAGAACCATTGTTTACTACTCTATTTGGTTCGTATCCATCGAAACCACCTTGGAATGGAACTAAGAATTTCTTAGCATCTACACCTGAAGTTAATGTGATTGGAGAACCATTTGATTCACAAGTAGCCAAATCAAAGTCAGAACCAACAGGTTCAGTATTTGCGTCTGGAAGTGGTTGTAGGAAGTTCAAGTTATCACTTGTTACGAAATTGAATGAGTAACCTAAGAATGCTCTTTTGTTATATTCATTTGAAATCGATTGTGATACATTGTACGTTGGTGATGGTAGATTGTAAGTTGAATGTAATGGTGATGTTACAGCACCAAATCCGAATGGTACGAGTGTTGAATCAATTGACCCAGCGTCTACATCATCGGTTACCGATACTCTGATATGAGCAGATACGTTAGGATAATCACCATTCGAAGTCAATTTACCATTTGAATCAACAGTAATGTATTTGTCACCAATAATTCTCTTAATGTAGTTTGGTGAGTTAGGGTCAAGGTTTACACCTTGGAACTCTTCTACGATGTTTGGTCTTGTATCACTATCTTGTACACCTTGACCAAATATTGAATTAGGAATCTTACCAGTATCAACTCTACGTACCACAACACTAAATGTACCATATTCAGAACCTGGCACTTCTGATGCTGGTTTGATATCGGTAATACCTACTTTAAATTCGTAGTTAGTTGAGTTACCATGAGATAATGTATGGAACTTAATTAAGTCAGTAGCTACACCACCAACTTTTTGTGATTTAATAAATGGAGTACTTGCTTCTTGATATGCCTTAGTGTAATCCACATCAACTTGCTGAACGGAAACCTTTACATCTTCACCAGTAGCAAATGATTGTGATTGGAATGTACCAAAGTTTAATTGAGTGTAAGCATCTTTAGAAGACTTAGGAGCGTACCCATATATCTTAGTAATATAGTTAGCATCAGCTGGGTCAAGTGATGCAGATGAATTAGCTTCTGCTACATCACTACCAGTTAAGGTAAGGATAAATGAAGAAGCGCTTGCAACTGCGTCTACTGACGAGTCATCGAAGTCACCCGTATTTGAAGTAGTAGTTGGGTGTAATAACGCACCTACCAACTCACCTGCTGATGATGATACTACCAATGCTAATGGTTTTGCAGTGTATCCACTCTGTCCTAATACTCTTACGATAGTAGCAGTACCTGCTTCTTCTAAATACGATTGGGCAGTATACGGAAGATATGAATCTTCAGTAAGACCACCAAACTTTTGTTGGAATTCTTGGAATGATTCTACTTTCGTTGGAACGAACGCAGGTCCCTTAACAGATTGTCCGATGAGCGCAGCACCTATCTCACCAATTCCTTGTGGTAAGAATGAGAGGTCTTTCTCTCTTGTAAAAACGCCAGGACTTACAATTCTTTCAGCCATTTTTTTCTCCTAAAATATAAATTTCGGTTTTCCTTACTATAAATACACTAAAAAATGAGGAAACGACTACTTATTTTGTAGGTGTGAACTGATTTGTTGATATATCGTAAGTTCCCTCACCATATTTATCTTTTAATTCACTACTCAACCCAGCTTCTTCTTGTCTTAGAGTGGAGTAATCATCGATTAAAGTTTGCTTTTCAGTTTTTAGTGACTGAAAGTCTTGCTCTAACCCATGAATTAGTAGTTCGATTTCACCAATTCGTGTATTGGTAGTCAATACTCGTTGTTGAAACTCTTGAATCTTATTTACTTCTTCTTGTGTAAATTGGATTATTGTCTTTTCTTCCATAACTCTTTGTGTTTAATATTGTATTATATAAATATGTAAAAATTATTCATTACCTATGATTGGTGAGATATCATTTCCACCTAATTTTGAACTTTCACCCCAAGACACCTTACCAACTGAGATTCGCCTCTTAGTATTGTTGGTGTTAGCTGCATATTCTGGAACAATATATGCTTTAGCTGTTAGATTTATACTTGCTTTAGTAACTCTATCTTGTCCCATCTCTGAAATTGTTTCAAATGCGTAAGAATCACCCTTGATTACGAATTTATATCTATCACCAAAAGAACGGCCTTGGAAAAACACAACTTGCTCAACAATCTTATTGACCTGCTCCATATAATCACACCATACAACTACTTCATACTCTAAGTTGACGTAATCGGGTCTT